CGCACCGCTCAGACGCGCGACGCGGCACGCCCCCTTCGGGGGCGGGCTCGCCCTGCGCCTGCTGGGCTGCCTGTCCCTCCTGCAACAGCACGCCGCCCGGTTGCAGGAGACGCGCGACGCCCCGCCCTGTACTGCGCGCGTCCCCTCCGCCGTGGAGGGTGTGCCTCCAATTTTCCACCCGTTTGAATGACAGGTAAGCCATGACGACTGCACAAGGGTCCCCGCCGGAGATGTCTCCCCTGACTGCGGAGGAGTTGCACGGGGCGGAGCAGTTGCGCGTGATGGTGGCGCGGAAGGACCCGGACACCTTCATGGAGTACGTCATGCGGGATGAGCGGGAGGGCGCTCAACTGGTGCAGTCCGCGGTGCATGAGGAGTGGCAGCGGCTGGCGTCAGAGAGCACCCGGCTCCTCATCTGGAGCCACGTCGAGTCCGGCAAGACGAACCAGTTGAGCATCGGACGGGTGCTCTGGGAGTTGGGGAACAACCCGGCGCTGCGAGTGTGCGTCGTGAGCAACACCCACGGGCAGGCGGAGAAGATCGTCCGCACGGTGGGGCGCTACATCGAGCAGTCGGAGGAGCTACATCAGGTCTTCCCCAAGCTGGTGAAGGGGACGCCCTGGGGCAGCGGGTCCATCACGGTGGAGCGGCCCTTCGTGTCGAAGGACGCCAGCGTGCAGGCCACCGGCGTCCACGGCAACGTGCTCGGCTCCCGCATCGACTTGCTCATCATGGACGACATGCTCGACTACGAGAACACCCGGTCCGCTCATGGCCGGCAAGAACTCTGGGACTGGTACCACGCGACGCTCGCCGGACGCCTCACCGCGACCGCCCGGGTCTGGGTCATCGGCACCGCGTTCCACCCGGAAGACCTCCTGCACCGCATGGCAGCTCACCCCGACTGGAAGGCCCGGCGCTACCCGGTCATCGACCCAGCGACCAATCAGGTGCGCTGGACGGCACAGTGGCCGGCGGAGCGCATCGAGCGGAAGCGAACGGAGTTGGGCCCCCTGGAGTTCGCCCGCCAGATGATGTGCGTCGCCCGCGACGACTCCGAGGCACGCTTCAAGCGGGAGTGGATTGAACGCTGCTTCGCAAAGGGCAACGGCAGGAAACTTGCATATGCGCTCAACTCCCTGCCGAACGGCATCAAGACGTACACCGGAGTTGACCTCGCGGTGCAGAAGCATTCCGCGGCGGACAAGTCGGTGCTGTTCACGATCGCGGTGCATCCCAACGGGGAGCGGGAGGTGCTGGAGATCTCCTCCGGCAAGTGGAGCGGCCCGGAGATCGTGGGCCGGCTCATCGACGTGCATCGCAGGTTCTTCAGCATCGTGATCGTGGAGAACAACGCGGCCCAGGACTTCATCCTCCAGTTCGCTCGGGACGGCAACGCCATCCCGCTGCGGCCCTTCACCACCGGGCGCAACAAGGCGAACCCGGAGTTCGGTGTGGAGTCCATGGCGACGGAGATGGCGAACGCCAAGTGGATCATCCCCAACGAGAACGGCGCGCTCGTGCCGGAGGTGGAGGCGTGGGTGACGGAGATGCTCTACTACGACCCGCGGGCCCACACCGGCGACCGGCTGATGGCGTCGTGGTTCGCACGGGAGGGCGCTCGCATGGGCTCCATCCGGGTGCAGAGCGGGCGGCTGGACCTCATGTCTCGGTAGACGTACAAGGCCCTCACCATGAAGCGTTCGATCATCATCTGGCCGGACCCGCTGCTGGAGCGCCCGGCGCAAGCCATCCCGATGCTGCCCACGGAGGGGACGACGAACCTCGGGCAGTGGACCGGGCAACAGGCGGACGACGTGCGCCGGCTGCTCGACGACATGGTGGAGACGATGATCGCCACGCGGGGTGCCGGCCTCGCCGCGCCTCAGATTGGCTTCGGGCTCCGGCTCGCTGTGGTCAAGGTGAGGGTGCTGCCCGCCCCTGGAGCGCCACAGCAGGCCCAGACTGAGGAGATCGTCCGCCTCATCAACCCGGAGATCGTCAGCCGGGAGGGTGTCATCACCGCCAAGGAAGGCTGCCTGAGCTTCCCCGGCTACACCGCGGAGGTGAAGCGATCTCGTTGGGTGCGCGTGCGTGCCCTCGACGAGAACGGGTGCCCGATTGAACTGGAGGGCGACGGGCAGTTGGCGGTGGCCCTTCAGCATGAACTCGATCACCTCGACGGGGTGACGATGGCGACCTACCTCTCGCCGCTGAAGCGGAACGTCGTGCGAGCTTCCCTCGTCAAGAGGAAGCGCCGCGGCCTACGCTACGTCTTCGACGCCCCACCCGCGCAGGACTTCACAAGCTGACCCTGGAGCACCGACATGGCTGGCGTTCCCCAACCCGGGATGATTCAGAAGATGATCGATGGCATCTCCGGCAAGCTCGGAGGCCGGGACTCCGGCGCAGCCCCCATGGACCGGGTGGCGCGCATGGGACTCAGCGCCCGGCAGCAGGAGTTGAACTGGCTGTGGTCGTGGTACCGATGCTGCTCCTACGACCCCCGCAAGGTGGACTGGAATGGCAGGCCCATCACCAGCCGCCTTGAGACGGAGGCCATCGCGTCGCAGGGCTTCCTCCCGCCCGGCTTCACGGACGGCTCCGGTGGGTCGATGCCGCTGAAGTTCCGCCGGCCCTCCGCCCCCTACGCACTGGCGAAGGTCATCGTGGACCGCTTCACCGGGCTGCTGTTCAGCGAGCGACAGCACCCCCAGCTTCACGTCGAAGGCGACCCGCAGACGGAGGACTTCATCAGCACGCTGGTCGAGGTGTCCCGGCTGTGGCCCAGCATGATGCTGGCGCGCATGTACGGCGGGGCGATGGGGACGGTCGCCATCGGCTTCCAGTTCCTGGAGGGCAAGCCCTCCGTTGAGGTTCACGATCCGCGGTGGCTGTTCCCCGAGTTCAAGGACCGGGCGACGCTGCTGCTCAAGGGGGTCGAGAAGCGGTACACCTTCCCCCAGGAAGTGCGTGACCCGGAGTCGGGGCGCTACGAGACGGTGCAGTTCTGGTATCGCCGCATCATCAACGAGACTTCCGACGTGGTGTTCAAGGTCGTCCCGGTCGGCAACGGGGATGAGCCCAAGTGGGAAGTCGAGGCGCAGGTCGATCACAACCTCGGCTTCTGCCCCGTCGTCTGGGTGCAGAACCTCCCGGTGCAGGACGACATCGACGGGGACGGGGACTGCCACGGCGTCTACGATCTCGTGGAGTCCATCGACGCCCTCATCGCTCAGGCCAACCGGGCGCTCATCGCGAACTGCGACCCGACGCTGGTGATGACGACGAAGGCGGAGATGAACGGGCCCATCAAGACGGGCTCGGACAACGCCATCCGCATCCCCGAGGGCGACGCGAAGTTCCTTGAGGTCAGCGGCTCCGGTCCCAAGGCGGCGCTGGACTTGGCCGAGCAGCTTCGGAAGTACGCCCTGGAAGTCGCCCAGTGCATCTTGGAGAACCCGGACACCAGCCGGGCGACGGCGACGGAGATCGAGCGCGCCTTCTCCTCCATGCTGGCGAAGTCCGACATCCTCCGAGAGCAGTACGGGGAGCGCGGGCTCAAGCCGCTCGTCAACATGATGGTCAAGGCGGCGCAGCAGTTGAACACGCCGGTCGCGGGCCCGGATGGGCAGATGGTTCGCCAGCAGTTGAACCTGCCCCCGCGGATGGTGGCTGGCGCGGACGGCATCGCCCAGCCGGTCGCTCGGACGCCCGGGCAGGGCGGCACGGTGCTTCTGCGGTGGCCGCGGTACTTCCAGCCCACCCTTGCCGATGTGGTTCAGGCGGCGCAGGGAGCCGGTGCTGCGAAGGTCGGCGGGCTGATCGACCAAGAGCACGCCTCCAAGTTCGTCGCGCCCTTCTTCGGCGTGGAGGACGTTGGGGCCATGCTGGTGAAGATCGAAGCGGAAGCGGCCAAGCAGCAGGGCGAGCTTGAGGCCATGGCGATGGGTGGTCGCCCTGGTGGTGGGGGCTTCGGATGAGGCTCATCGCCGCAGTCGTGTTGGGCGTCGCGCTCACCGGGGAGTCCGCGAACCGACCGCCAACCGTGGTAGAGCTTGAGTGCGCCCAGTTGGCCGGGCGTGCCTACGAGTTGGAACGTCGCCTCAACGCCTACGAGCAGGACATTCAGAAGCTCCAGCGCATCGCCGCAGAGCTTCAACAGCAGGAAGACCGAAGGAGTCGGACATGGGTGTCGAAATGAGCAAGCGCCGCGGGAAGGTCGTCCACCTCAAGAAGTTCGCTGGTGGCCGGGAGACGCCGCAGGAGATGCACCGCCGCCTCGGCATTCGGAAGAACTGCGTCATGTGCAAGGGCGTCCCGGCGGTCATCCGCATCAAGGTCTTCGCGCCGCTGGCGGAGTTGATCAAGCGGGCCCCGGAGTTCGTCGCCGGCATCGTCGCGAGCAACCCGGACGGCCCCTACG